TTCATTGATAAAGACTCCAGGAGATACAAACTTAAAACTTTTTACTGACATATTGTGGTTCCTCTTTTGAAAAGTGAGCTTAATTGAGACCTAATCATACTCTAAATAGTATTTTTAAACCCAAAAGGATAGGCAACTTTCAATATTTAGTTCCTGAAGTCTTCTTCTTTTGCTGACCCCAGAGGTTGAAATTTCCTGTAGGAACTGTTGATTCTTGTGGAAATTGATATTCGACCGTGTTCTCGTCTATCCTCACAAGTTGGCGATCATCATTAATACCTTCTCCAATCAAATAACCTAACACATTAATNGTAATCTCGGTTGTAAAAAGGCGCGCGTCTTCGCCCAAGGTAGCTACGTTGTTGTTATGAGTAAAGCCCTGCTGTATAAATGCTTCATAAGTGTGACCGTTGCGTTTCATAACAAATGCATTAATTTGGCCTGTTCTTGTCATAAACGGGGCCATCAAATCATTCATTTGTTGTTGATATTCGGTCTTGATTAATATCTTGTAATCCAAGCTCACATACACAGGTATAGGAATAGAGAGAGTCTGAACAACCACTTTCTTGTTTATTCTTGGATAATATCGCTGACTATTTCCTGAAGTATAATTGGATCTTCTTGTGTTTCCAGCAACAGCAAAATTGCGTGTTTTGTCAGGAACTATTCGCTTAGCAATAACGAATCGGCCTGCGCGGCCATCTTTATCAACTGAATACCTGTTTGCTTGGTATGAGCCTTTTTTTGCCGGATCTTTGGTTATGTTGGTTCTTTCAATACTAACGACAGGTAAAATGATTCCATCATTGGCATCTCGTAATTCGGCTCTGTGTTTTACTTGATAGGCACGTTCGGGAGCTTGCCATAAAACCGGAACACTCTTAAACCCTTGATTACTTCTAGCTGATAAATTCAAATCGTCTTTAAGCCAACTGACTATGGCATAATCTATATCTTCTATTGTGGAAGATAGCATCCCAATTTCTTTTAAAGAATATTCTGCGGAACCAGTGGGCAGTTGTGCAAAATCAAAATTATCAGGTAGCATCGAATAGTCCCTTTCTGGATCTTCGGCATTTTGCAGCTATTTCAAATTCGTGACCTGCTTGTCCAAACAGAAGTTTAGGTTCTTTGAGGGTCACGATCTCATAATAATTATCATTATATAAAACAAAATCTCCTTCTCGCACAAATAAATTTTGATCTTCTTCCAATCTTCTCTTGTGGAAATGGATATTAATTTCCCATGTTTTATCCACCCCTACGCCGTCTAGATATGTGGTAGAATAGTCGGTATATTCTATAAGGGCGTAAACGCGAATAGGAGGCAGGTAGGTTTTTTCAATAGCTTCACCATATAAATCATGAAAATTAGTACGTTCTAAATCAATAGGGTAATATAAGATCTGTTGGCCGATGACCTTTTCTATAAGCTCATCATTGACCTGTTTTACAAGATCACGCTCTTTTTTACCTAAGAATAGTGGTGGCGGCGGTGAAGCTGGTCTTTCCCATTCGTTTGACATTCTTTATTACCCCACAAAAATCGGCAGCGGTGTGACCTTCAGTACATTGGTTGCTGCATCCGCAATTTCTTGATCTTGCTTGGCCAGTGCAACATATTCGGTTTCTTTCAGCATTTCCATTAGTTTATCTTTAAGTGTTTGTTGTTCTTCTTTTGCTTGCGATAAAAGATCACCATGATTCAATGTCACACTCTCACCAGGGATTGGTAAAGTTGTAAATTTACCTCGAATCTGACCCAGCATCTCTTTACAAAGCGCCAAAGCATACTTTCTAACCCATTGTTGTCCTATGGAATTAATATTTTTAAACGGAATGTTATCAAACGGAAGTGTGTTCAAGTTGTTGACACCCTCTATACCGGTCTCGGTCGTACCATCCAACTCATAAGGCTGAAGATCTACATAAAATCTCACCCATATTCTACTATTTAAGCCATCATCAAAGCCATATTGACTCGGAGTAGGATACAGCCTTAAGTTGTCATTAATAAGCTCAAAAGAATAGTGCGATGTGCGCGTATAAATAGAATCTTCATACATTATAGCTTGAAGCTTGTTTTGCCATGTTGGAATTAATTCAAAAGTCGAATCATCAGAAAATTGTCCATAAGTGGAATAGTTTCCTACAACACCAATACCCCCATAATACCCATAAAAACGCCACATCGCCCGTGGGGATTTATAATATACTTTTGTGATAATTACTCTTTTATTTCCAACTTTTCCCGCGTAATTAATCGCATCTCCCCCAACATCAACGCCAGAGTCTGAAGCACTCTTGATAATGGTTTGTAGGTTATAATCTTGTACGTCTTTGGTGGGCGAAAAGGAGGCAGAGTATTGCGGAATCGTACCACCAAATCCACCAGCGGCNGCCGCGGCGTCCCCTACACGGCGAGAGTATCCAAGAGAAAATCTAGGATATTTAAGGTTTGATCCAGTTGGACCAGATGTAATATTTCCCTTACTATTAAAAGAAGATGTGGCAGATCCAAGCACATTGGATAAAACATTCTTTCCTTGATGAAGATTAACTATATAAGAATATTCTAAAACCGCTTCTTCATACGCAGAATACACATTAGCTGGCGTTAGCTCAATATCTACAACATCGCCACCTAACTTCTTATATACATAGGCAACCTGATCTGAGGCGCCGCTAAGAAAGGCCACAGAACCAGTATAAATACCAAACGGTAGCGCTGCCGCAACTTTACTGGTACTTCCAGTTGAAGTTAATACAATAGCGCTAGTTTGAGATCTTGGATTTAAATTGGTGGGCATGCATGCGTACTCCTACTTCGTAAATAGTAATGCTGAAAGCAAAAACAACGTTATAGAGTGTTTATTTCGGCTATCACTTATGAGATGGNTTTCTTAGTGCGTCCGATGCGTGCTTTCTTCACTTTTTTGGTCTTTTTTGGAGCTTCGGTTGATTCTTCTACTNCGGGTGCCGGGGCGCTTGCCGCAGTGCGGGCGTCACGGGCCTTTTGCTTTAATAAGCGTCGTTTTCTTGGATGCATGATGATCCTCCTTATGTTTATTACTACAATAAGTAGTTTTAAAAAACGAAAATCTCAAAAAATTGGCGACGGTATTTTTTGAAATATCGACGTTTTCATAAAAGAAAAACCCCCACCAGAACTAACTGATGAGGGTTTAACTTTATTGCGCTATGCGCTTATTGGCTATAAGCCAGACTCACCTAGAAGTCCGCGAATAACGACGAGGCCGTACATATCGGGACGAACCATCTTCTTGGCATACCGAGTCATCACGCCCTTGCGAGGCACGAAGTCTTCGGGTCCGAAGATTGTAGGAGTGGTTTGTAGTGGCACATAAGGTGCATATACATAACCAGACTCTAGGAATGAGCCACCACGACGGCCGACGAGAACGACATTGCGGAGGAAGTAGGGATCAACGATAACGTCGAACTTCTTACTCAGCGAGCCAGTCTTAACGGCACCGATGGAACCCTTCTCATCATCTGCTGTGACAGATGCGCGGAATCCGGCGGTGAACTCAAGGATGTTGGCAACTTCGGGTCCGCAGACGATAAAGTTAGCACCACCACGGAGAGTCTTACGGTGGATCTGTGCGGAGACATCATTGATAGTCTCTGCAAGAGTCTCATACCATTCGCTCACAGTACCAGTGAAATCTGGGGCTGCAGCTGAAGCACCGATTTCAGTACCAGTCTCGCGGTTCAAGAAAAGACCGGGTGAACGTGACCAGTAGTAGGTCGCAGCGGTTGCACCGTTAACGAGGTCAGCAAGGATCTCACGGTCGATCTCAAGAGCAATCTGCTCGGAGAGAATCGAAGTAAGTTCCACCTCTGCATCCAAGTTATGGTATGCGTTGAGGTCTTGACCTAATTCTGGTGTCCACTTAGCCTTGAGCTTCTTGGTTATAGCTGTGACAGCAATGCTATCCACCTTGATGTCAATCTCGGGGATGTTTGCTTCATTTTCCAAGCCCCATACCGCTTGACCAACAACAGAGCCGATGGCGTTACCAGCGGCAAGATCATCAGTCTGGGCCCATGAAACAGTGGTAAGACTGGATGTCAGAGAACCAAGTACAGTGGAACTAAAGGCTGCGGCAGTTCCTGGAGCAGCACCTGCACTACCAGTACTAACGAAGATGAGCTTCAGACGAGGAGTGCCAGAACCACTAACAACCTCTGTGAAGCGACGAACCAAACGAGCACAAGCAACACCTGCACCAGTACCGGTTGTTTGGGTGCTCATGAGAACACCGTTACCACCTGAACTGGAAACGTTGAAAGCCTGTGGGCCATCTACATTAACCTGATCGAGACCAGATTTAAGCACCGTTACCTCTGCTATACTAGTAGAACCAGACGTAAAGTCAACATCCCACCGTGCAGTCTTGTTCACCTCAGCCTCGCCGGTGGAGTCCCAGGTACCAAATGTACCATACGCACCAGCTTGAGGCGTCAGTGTGATGTTATCTGCCGTGTTAGAGCCAGTTGGTGAGGAATACCCATTGTTTAATTGATAGGGCCCACCAGGCTGACCAAAGTTGCGTGATAGATCCACACCACCAGTCAACTGATTACCGACAACGCCACCACCATAGAATGAACTAGATAGAGCATAATCTAAACGATCGGTGGCAATTGCAGCTCCACCAGCTGTCTGGCTTACAGTAAAGTCCAGGAAGAAAATGAGACCACTTGGTAGACTCATTGGTTGTACAGAAACAAGATCGTTAGCGATCAAGCCTGCAAAAACACGACGAACGATGGGGAACGCGACGGCTGCAAAACCCTCAACATCACCACCAGACATTGTGCTGGATTCACGAAGCAACTCTTTAGCTTGATTCTCCAAGAGACGAGCCATTGATTGCTTCTTACGGTCATTATCAAGTCCTTCTAGAAGACCTGTGCGCTCCCACTTTGATAACAAAGCGTGACCTTCAGCGCGCATATCACGATTGACAATACCTTCGGTCAATCGTTCGATGATACCAGCCATTTTTAATACCTCCTTAATTGTATATTGACATTAATATTACTTAATGCCTGCTAGTCTTTTCATCCTATCCAAATTAGGATCGGATGATGTGCTCTCTTGACGAGTAGCACGGATTACAGAAGAAGGACGGTTGATGGCTTCGCTCAGTGATTGTGGACTACGTTTTGGCGTAGACCGCACTGTGCTTTGAAGCGTATCATATATTGTCTTTGCTTCTGTGACAGAACCAGCA